ATTGTAGAACATTATCAAAAAGATAAATGTCATTCCATCGTTTTGTGTATTCGTTTTGTTTTTGCATACGGTAATCAGGTTTACCGTTTATCTCAAGAATACCTGCTTCAATAAAGCGGTATCCTTCACGCTCCAAAAGAACTTTAGGAAGTCGTGTTGTCATGCAATCTCAACGGATTCAAGATCAGCAAGAACATATTCCATAAGCATCTCATAGTCATCAAGAGGATCACCAGAGAACACTACACCTTCGTTTTCATAGTAGCGGCGAACCTTTTTGTAGAGTTTCGGATTCTTTACATCAAGGTAGAAGTCACCATTTGCTGCACCACGGAGGGTCTGAACGTCTTTCTTGAATTTTGCTGTGAGAGTCATTGTTTTGAATGTTTACCTTGTTATTATAAGGTTTTGACTTGTGAAAGTCAAAGTGGACAGATTAGTTTCTGTCCTAGTGCTCCTTGCGTGGATCGAACACGCCTCAGGCGAATTATGAGTTCGCTGCATTCACCAGATAGCTAAAGGAGCGATGGGAATACTGGGAGTTGAACCCAGACTAAGCCCTTATAAGGAGCCCGCTCTAACCATTAAGCTATACTCCCTTGAATCCAAATCTATAATAGCGGATTTGGAACGCTAGGTCAAGAACCTTCTTCGTGGTCGGTGTGTATTCGTATCACATCATCATCCACCTTAGGTTCTACTGCAAACTTTATGGTTTCGTTGTATGGAACTATCACTGCGTTTCTTTCTCCATCAATAATAATAAATGATTCACCATTTTCAACTCTTTCTATCAGAGTGTCAAAATCTTCTTGAAACTCTTCGACTGTAAACTTTTGGAGATCTGAAAGTTCTGGATACATTTTCATAAAGTGAGGTTTATGATCCGAGTTGCAGGATTCGAACCTGCGACCCTCTGCTCCCAAAGCAGATGCGCTACCAAACTGCGCTAAACCCGGTTACTTGTTTCTATGTATAAACATAATACCAGCAAATGGTACGATTGTCAATCCACATCCACATAGAAAAAGAAAGAAAGGACTTGCTGCTAGTGTTTCAACCAAGTGGAAAATCATCTCCCTCTCCAGTTTTTGTATTCATAATACAAGTATTGGTCCACTTCTTCAAGTCCCTGTAACGGAGCGTGAACATCCCAATAAGACCATTCAATACAGAACTGTTTAATATCTATATTGTTTGCAATAACGTGGCCGTACATTCTCACAAAGGCAGACATTGCAAACTGATATCTTTGTTTATTGATAATATGCATGAGTTAATCCCCAATAAATCCACAACCCTATAAGGGTTGCATATATCAGTGATAGTGCAAAAATTGTCTTAATCATCTTCTTCATCCTCATAAGTAGATGGTTCTTCAAAGAGTTCTTCCATTTTTTGTTGAAAAATTCTTTGGTGTAGTTCTTGCAAATCTTCTTCCGTGAATCTAACCACTAGTAATGGATCTCCTGCCTTAACGTCGTTTAATTCTGGATGTTTAACTTTTGGACTTTTTGAATACCCATAATGAGCATTCATAATCATCCAACCTTGTACAAACATAGAAAGAGAAATAACCAAAAGAACAAACCACGGAACCAAAAAAATTAGTTCAGAGTAATTTTGAGCCATGGTAGTAAAGGCGGAATAACCCCAACCAGTCTCAAAAGTCCCTCAGCAAATAAAGCAAGAACCACCCAACCAACGCACATACTAATGATAGAAGCATTACGGTTGTGTCGTCGTATTGCTGCATCGATCATCTCCTGAACTTCAGAACGTGTAATAAATTCGTCTTGTTCGTGCATCATTTCTCATCTCCAAGAAACTTTGCAAGGGGATCTCTTTTAGTTTTTACAATTTCACAAGCTCTGTAGTAGAACATATTATTGGTGTTGCCAGAAGCTTCAAAAGTTGCTTTGATCTTCACCCAATTATCATAGGTGTGTTGATCCATTGATTTGAAGTGTAGTACTACTATATAATATCCATTAACATTCAAACCTCAACATTTGTGTTCATATTGTAACACTGTTGAAGAAATTATTAAATTTGTAAGTTATCTTAACGGAAAGGGTGGGATTCGAACCCACGGAAGATTTCACTTCGCCAGTTTTCAAGACTGGAGCCTTCAACCACTCGACCACCTTTCCAGTGGGAGGTTCAGCGAACCTCAAAGTCCAAACGCTTTACTTTGCGTTGGCGTCTTGCCTCTTGCCAGGCAATATCTTGCGAAGTCAGAACATTTGATTTTTGTTCTTTCTGAATAGAGTTTAACATAACAATACGGGATAAGTCAACTGCTGAAATTTTATCACCACGGATTGTTGCCATATTAGGACAACCACAAGTTACTGTTTTTGAATGGTGTCCTATTATTTCTTTATTGCAATCTTTGCATCTTATAGAAATCATTTTTCTTCATCCCTGTCTTATTCTGTAAAAGATCTTAAGAACCAAATAAATTTACCGTGTGCTTCATTTAAATCATCTAAAAGATTTGTTGTTCCTCTAGATTTCAACTCTTCAGAAATTTCTGCTGCTTCATTAAACATTTCAATAATGGTTTTATGATCATCAAGTAAATCTTGAATCATTTCCATTTCTGTTAATCCACTTTTTGCTTCCGAAATTTTAGAAACCTCAGAAACTCTAGACAAAGCACTAACAGGTTTTGCTCCTAAAAATCTAATATGTTCCGATAATCTATCTATCTCTTCAAATAGGGTATTGTACTGTTCTCCAAACAAAGTATGAATTTGATAAAAATCAGGTCCAGTAATATGCCAATGATAAACCCAAGTCTTTTGAAATAAAACAAAAAGGCTTGCTTGAGTATCAGATAGAATCTTATAAAGTTTTTCCATTATACTCTTTTTATTTTTATTTATCAAGTGGGCAATCACGGATTTGAACCGTGGACTTTCTGCGTGTAAAGCAGACACTCTGACCGCTGAGTTAATCGCCCGAAACAGGGGAGGCCATCCACCTGACCTAGAAAAATTCTAGGTTTTATTGGAAGGAGTGCTCTTGAGGTTATCGCAGGATCACTTCCAACTGCCCCACTTGGACTCGAACCAAGAACCTCAGAGTTAACAGCTCCGTGCTCTGCCAATTGAGCTATAAGGCAATGAAGGAAGTTACTGGACTTACACCAGTTCAAAGGGCATTGTCTGCTTGTCTCGTTTCTTTGACTTAACTTCCTTTGGCATCTTTCTATGCAATGAGCATAGCGACTACCAAGAGCGAAAGACGAGATTCGAACTCGCAACAACCTGCTTGGAAGGCAGGGACTCTACCGTTGAGTTACTTTCGCAATGAGACAATCATAAACTATTTAAGTCTGATTGTCAAGTGTCGATGAAAGGACTTGAACCTTCACAGATTAATCTACTGGAACCTAAACCCAGCGCGTCTACCAATTCCGCCACATCGACAAGGCAGGCACAGAGGGACTCGAACCCCCAATCGTCATCTTAGAAGGATGTTGCATTATCCATTATGCTATGTGCCCATAAAGTAGGTTCCTATCGCCGTCATTCCTGAACCTACCGAAGGGGAATGCCGCGGTTGATTTCTCAACTTTTATATAATACCAGTTTGATATTCGATTGTCAAGGTGAACAGGGAGGGATTTGAACCCCCCGTAGGCAGAACCAGTGGATTTACAGTCCACCTCCATTAACCACTCGGACACCTACCCGATTTGTTTATTGTACTACTCCTCTTTGCAGGTGTCAATCCACGGTGAACAGAGTCTCATTTCTCCTCCAAGTTTTTTACACTCTTCAGTATAACACTTAGAAGTATCTATAGCTTTCTCGATCAACCTGGGCAAAGGTACTCTAGGTGGATCAGAGTCTCTTGTCAAGCGTTCGTAATCACGAATTGCCTTATCAACATCACGATCAACCCTTCTATCTACCACATCAGGATCCTGAAGCAGCACATCGTTGATTACAGTGCCTGGGAACAGAGTCCTTTGAACCTCGTCTAGAAGGTCCCAGAGGCGCTCCTGAGGCGCTCCTGTGCATTGGGAGAGGGTTGCTACGATACCACTGAGTATGACGCTTATAAGGATTATCTGCTTCTTATCTGGTTTCTTCTTTCCGAAGTTAAAGTTAAACATAAAAAAAGAGGAGTAGCAACTGCTCTCCTCTATTTATTATTCAGTTGTTATATTCTATTGTATCAAACTTCTACCGTGATCAGTTTGGAAGCATAATCATGAGCATACGAAGTGCGAGCACCATGATGCCCCCAACCAATCCAACTATACGCA